ACGGATCAAAGATGTGCCTGCACGGGCGTAGCCACCGATGATGTGGATCAAACCCATGCCGTAGAAGCCAAAGCCGGGGATGTAGCAGTAATCTACGAAATGTTGACGTTTGGCTTTCTTGCCGTCGTTCTCTATCCAGTTACGTCGAATAGCCAGAACTTTATTAGTGCCGCGATCAATTGTGATAACGTAAGGCAGACCAATACCCGTTTGCTCTCCGTCAGAGTCTTCATCTTCAAACCCTTCTAAGTCCCAGTAAACATGGACTTCCAAAAGTTGGAATCTGTCGTCATCGGTCGCTTTGTAGCCTTGCTGGTCAGCTTTTTTCTTTTCAATATCCGACAGGTACTGAACAGGCTCACCAAGATCAATGTCTCTGTAGAAACCACTAACCTGTAGGCGGCGCATTTCATTCTTGGTCTTACGCATCACATGGGTAACACGTTCTGCGTTCTGGAGATTAGAAGCTCCATACGGGACAATCATGTCTTCGGCAGGGATAAAGACTGCGACCTGACGCTCAAGGGCTGGGTCGTAGTAGACCTTCTTAAATGCCGCGCCAGCCAGACCTAAGGAGTACAACATGCGCTCATGCTCTGGGCGGTACTCAGGCATTTCCTCGGTCAGCTTAAAGTTCATGTCAGCCTGAACTCGGTCGGCTGCTTCTTCCTTCAGGCGGTCAATCGCTCCGATGATCTCTGTCTTGACAGGGCCAGCGGCAGGGAATGTCTCCATGATGGACTCAGACTGGAACCTAATTGCAGCTTCAGTCAAGACTGTGGAGTAAACCCCGCAGGCTCCGTTCCATGGTTCTGTACGTTCTTCGTAGTTAACTCCCAAAACTTCCAAGCCTTTGACAAAGCTTTCAGCCCAGTCTTTGCGGGACATGATGTCAGCCTCTACAAGCTCCACCAGTTCAGAAGCAATCTTGCCTAATGTGCCTTCATCTAGGATTTCTGCGAGGTTGTCATCAAAATCACTGTCGTAGTCTGAGTCAGGCGATAGGATAATCTCAACGCTTTCCTCTTCAATGATGACGGGATCGTCTAATTCAACGTCCACGCCAATGTCCTCAAGAAGTTCGGAAAGACCCATAGGGGCTTGGCTGATTGCTTTGTCGATACTCATGTGAGTCCTTAATAATATTCCATGCGTCTGCGATATACGGGTTCATCCGGCTCATCTGATTCGATGGTAATGAATCCTCCTTGACGGAATCTCATCAGAGCTTGGCTTGAAGAGTCAACAAGGTCGTCATGATCGCCGTTAGGGAAGGAGGCCAGTTCATCCATCACTTCTTCAGCCCAACGAGTCTCTGGACACCAGACAACACCTGAAGCAAACAGATCGGAGATTGCGTTTACACGCGAGATCTTATCGTTTCCTTTACCCGGTGTAAACTCAGACAGAGGGATTCCCATCTTTCGCATCTCATAGATGAGCGGAGCGCCTGCGGCCCTCTTCTCAACGATCAATGTATCTGGCTCCCATTCCTGCCACAGTTCTAAAGCCATCTTCTTAAGCTCTGGGAACTCCATACGTTGTTTAAACGCATCCAAAAGAATGATGTTAGGCCTCATATCTCCGTGTTTATTGGGGTGTTGGAAGACACCCCATGTTGTACAGGCTGAATAGTCAGCCCGATTGTTCTTTTCAAAGGCTGTATCCCAAGATTGGATGATGTATTCACATGCAGGAGCAGTATCTTTTTCCCAAATTGACCATTGGTCGCGCTTAATGATCGCGCCTTCTTCAGATGTGGGGTTTTGTTGATATTGAGCTTCCCATTTAGAGACTGGAAGCTCTGCTTTGAGCGCTTCTAGCGCGTCTTTTGCCCAAAAAGCAGGCCATAAAGGCACACCAGATGGCATGATTGCCGGGAAATCAATGATTTCCCACTGATCTACACCGTCTTTTCCTGCGTTTTTGAGAATTTGGCCTGTTAAGTCACGTTTTGACCAGCGAGTCATCACAATGATGATGGCTCCACCCGGCTGTAAACGCTGGCGCGGGCCAGATGTGAACCACTCATAGACATTATCAAACACCGCAGGGTTACCCTGTTTAGCTTCCTGCTCAGAATGAGGGTCATCAATGATCAATAGATCAGCGCCCTTACCTGTAACAGCGCCGCCAACACCGATAGCGAAGTAATCACCGCCCATGTTAGTGTTCCAGCGACCTGCGGCTTTCGAATCACTCGATAGCTTTGTGTCAAATACCTTCTGATAATTCTCTGAGGAGACAAGATTCCTAACCTTTCGACCAAATCCGGTAGCTAATTCTGCGGTGTGTGCAGTCTGAATGATCTTCTTCTCAGGAAACTTACCCAAGAACCACGACGGCAGCAGATAAGAAGCAAACTCAGACTTGGTATGCCTAGGGGGCATATTAATAATCAACCTCTTAAGGTCGCCCCTAGCGACCCTTTCAAAAGCATCTGCCATGATTGCATGGTGCTTACCAGAGATAAACACAGGCCACATCTGCTTAACAAAGAACAAGAATGATTCCTTGGACTTCTCAACCTTGTCCATCTCAATCAACGTCTTGATCTTACTTCTCGTCCCGGCATCAATCTTTGGATTGTCCAAAGCCTCCATGTAGTCTTTAACTTCTGCGTGGGTTAATAGACTCATAGCGCAGCCATCTCTTTGACAGACTTGTCCACCAACTTGATCGAATGAAACTTATAAGGCCGGATGGTCAAATGGCCATCTTCCTTCAGACGATGAACAATCCGGTGAACGTTTGACTTAGAACTCAATCCAATTCCTTTAGCAATAACTTCATAGGACGGAGGAACTCCGTGCAACCTGATGTAGGCACGTATGAAGTCTAGTACTAACTGGCGATGCTTGGTCATGTTTAAACAACATTTACAACCACAGGATTGCCTTCAGGTTTAAACAAACTTGCAATGGCAGGTGCTTCTTCGTCGTACACGTCAGGCAGCACCAGTCGCATTCTCATCTTATGAAGGGTGTACTTCTCTTTGACAAACCGGTAATTGCCAGTAGCAAAGTCATACTCAACCCCCTGCGGCATGAAAGGAGCTTTTTCATTTGAATCCTCTATGGCCTCGCTGGTCAGCCAAGTCTCACCAAACTCCACCACCTCATGACTTGAGAAGGTTGGTTTAGTTCTCCAAACCAATTGCCCCGCAGGAACCTTTTCAAACTGCTCATAGAAATGCTTGGCAAGCTTTGCCTCAGCCTCCTCGGCAGTGCCACCTTTAACAGCAGCTACGTAAGTCTCGTAGATGTACCGGTTGATTGGCACACTGAGCTTTTCATTGGGCGTTAGGATTTTCCCAGCAGCCGTCACCTCAAAGAACGCCCATGGCGGCCCCATTTGACAAGCAAACATGTTCTCAAGCATACCCGTCAGGGTTGCGGTATTCCACACGGTGTTAGAAGCAAAGGCTCCCGCAGGCAGCACTGTCGCTGCTGCACCTGCAAGCAATGAAGCTAAGAAATCTCTGCGTTTCATTTCAATCCTTTAAAGATGTTGGTGGCATCCCAACAGCGCCGGGTTGCCGAGTTGAACGGCTACCCCACCACTAGCCCATGAGCGCCTCGTGCTTGGTTGCACAGCCACCAACACGGCTGGAGACTGGCGCAACATCCAAGTCAGCGAACTAACCATTGTGTTACTTGTAACCAATCCCCATGCGTGTAGGTGTTGATGGCGACCGGGTTCTCCCAATCCTTCGCGCACAGGTTTCCTATTACGCTACCACCAACACACACAGTTTAAACGATAATGAGAACGTTCGCAACTGTTTAAACGAAAATATATATAGGGGGGGGGTTGGCGATTTGGATTGGATGGGGGGGGGTGTTTCTGGAGAAATGTTGGGAAGAGTGGAATAGAGCGTAATAGACGGGCGGGTGGTCAACGGCCTGCATGGGGGGTACGGGGGCGGTGGGGCGCACACATACACACACATCACAAGCCTACCCCCTCTGTTTAAACGATGTCGCTTCCACGTCTTGCACTGATGCAACCTCACCACGCAATAGCTTCAAGTGCCCCGCAAGTTCCCGCTTTAATTGGTCTGCGGTCACTGGTGCTTTGTCTTGCACCTCTGTTGGTGTAAACAGGCCACAGGCTTTGCCCATCAGTTCAAGGGCTTTTAATTGAGTGCCCTCTTGCTTGCCGCTCTTGCTTAGTGCAAGCAGTCCCTTGAGCACATACCTTTTACTCGCCACAACGTCATCTACTAGGTGCTCGATCGTCTCTCCCCATGCCTCTTTTAAGGCCTCTTGCACCCTTGGATCTTTCATAAGCTTGTTGGCTGATGCGCTGATGCTTGCATCGCTTCCAGTGTCATTCTGAAAGGCCTCTCGGTAACTGGATCGCAGGCTCTGCCCTCTGATAACACCCGCTATGAACCTTTGCTGACCTATGGTCAAGGGTTGCCCTCTCCTATGCTCACTTGCCACTGGTAACCCATCTACTCGCTTCCTAGGCTTTGGAGCATTACGTGCTAGAGCATGGGCAAACTGTTCCGCTTCGCTCTGTTCAACTGCGCCCTGTTTCTCCCAGTGATCCCCCGCCTCATCAAGTGCCGCCTGATACTCAGCCTTTGTGGTCTTGCCCATGATCCCCGCCTCCAAATTGTGACTGTGCAGTTCAATTAATATTCACTTAGTTCAATA